GACAAAGTGGTCGTGCAAACTTCAATGGTACAAGAGGTTAAGATTGATGACAGCCTATATACTATAGTTCTAGAGAACTACATTTGTGGAGTAATATCAAATAGATGAAGAAAGTAACATTAAAAGAGATAAAAGATCTCGTTAAAAAAGAACTGATCGTTGAGATTAGATTAAAGAGGTGGCTTAACACCCACTTCAGCACGACGGGCTTTGCCTCCATCACTTCAGATCGCGGTGATTCAGATAAAGAAGAAAACGATGAGAACTTCGTCGAGCTAATGAAACTAATCAGAGGCGCCGGTTATGGGTTTGTTAAGACCGAAGGTGGCTGGGAAGAAAAGCAGGCCGATGGCAAGGTGCACGTAACAGAGCGCAGCCTGATGATCCCTAATTCATCCTCCAAAATGGAAGATACAGATGAGAATGCGGCCGTACTGTTTGACCTTTGCAAAACAATATCAGAGATGTATAACCAGGACGCATTTCTTTTTGGCTGGGGCCTGGCACACCATTTGAGTCCCGATGATCCAGGTTCTCCATTTGCTGCAGTATATGACAGAAATGGCAAACTTTTATATGGACCATACACAGAGACTGAGGAAGACGATGCCCTTGAGGTTTGGTCTAGATTAGTCAAAGGCAAAGATAGAAGAGTGAAATTTGCCTTCACAGAGTGGAAGGCCGTAACACCACCAAAGAATCAATTTGAAGCCCTGGGCCGTTCTAGGCAGGGCGAAATATTTTTAAAAAAATAAGAGGTAAAAATGACAATTGCAGAATTATTATGCGCCGCATATGTGGCGCTAGCGCTTCCTAATGCTGACACAGCATGCGAGAACATGGATCACGTTATGGAGGCGGCAGAAAAATATGATGTCGAACCAACGGTTGCGGTCTCACTGATTTTTATTGAGAGCAGGTGGACCCCCCGGGCCGTCTCCCGCGACGGAGCCTGTGGCCTGACACAAGTGTTACCCAAATACACATCCGGTTATCGCAATAGGTTTGGAAAGAAACTCACTTGTAGAGGTTTGTTTAATCCAAAGGCCAGCATCTACAAGGGTATACAAATTTTAAGCTATCATCTTAAAAGATATCGTGGCAATTATAAGAGAAGTCTTTGTGCTTATAATGCCGGCGGCCGCCGATGTAAAAGAACATCTGCTCACAATAAAGGCCACAGATACGCTAGAAAAGTGCTCAAGATGTCCAGAAAAATTGAAAGAGAAATGAGAGCAATAGAATCCGAAGGTTATGCTGACCCAGATGTCCCGGGGTGTTATGAATGAGTTTGTATATGAGTGGGATGAAGTCGTAATTGGCAACAATTTACCGGCGGCCATATATGCTTATCTAAACTCTGCACCGATAATTTCAAACTCCTCCAGACGACATAACTTTTTTGAATTTCTTTCACCAGACTTAAGTTTAGAGAGGATTTCAATCAAGAACGAATCCAAAAAACTCTCTGGTTTTAAAGAGGACAAACTAGTCGGCATTTCTAAATTTGAAGTATATAAAAAACTAACTTTTTTAAATTCTCTGGCTGGCCTCAGCCCCTTGTGCAATAAAATTGCAACCATAAGGATTGAAAATGATTGTATTAAAGTTACAACTCAAAATTTTGGTTTGATAAGAATTAAATTCAACAAATTAAGAATATTTGATGATGAAAACATTACGGGCCTCGAAGAACCCTCGGGCCCAAAAGATAAATTTAGAGTGCTGGACTGGGTTAACGTAAAATCTGGGATGACTCACGACTATGATATTTTAAAATCCTCAATTGATTTTGTTAGAGAGATATATTTTTATCCCTCGGAAAGATTTCCAGGAAGCGCAAATAGAAAAGACTTGGTTTCAGTCTCTTATTTGTCCGAGGAACAATTGAAAGATTTTGATTTTTCAGACACGGTTGCGAAGTTTAAAATATTGAAAATGATGAAACGCGCCGGAATCAAAGGTGCCCGAAACGGCAGGGACGCCACCAACCCTGACAGATACAAATATTACTCTTTAAACATAAGACCGGTCAAGAGAGAAATAACAAAAAGATCTTTACCTAAGTATAAAAATTATGATAATATAGTTTTTGACAACAGGGAATTCGAAGAATTATTATTGGAAACCGGGAGAGAAAACGAATATCTTGATAAAATAAGGCAGGTTATCTTTTAACATGCATTTTGAGGGAAAAAACTATTTTCATCTGGCAGGGATAATCCCTATCGCATCACCGGCTCTAGACTTTGATTTTCCATGGCATGATAGTTGTATGCCAATTTCACAAAATTATTTGGCCGTTGAGCGCGCCACCGTTGAATGTGCATACGCCGGCTGTGAAACAATATGGATCGTGTGCAATGACGATATGCAACCTTTAATAAGGCACAGACTGGGGGATTATATTAATGATCCCGTTTGGAACTTTAGGAACAAAGATTTTAGACCATCTGAAAGTAAAAAACAGATTCCGATATTCTATGTCCCAATACATCCAAAAGATCGAGACAAAAGAGACTGTTTATCTTGGAGTGTTTTATACGGTTCAATCTCAGCATATAGCATCAGCAAACAATTAAGCTCTTGGGTAATACCAGACAAGTATTATGTGGCATTTCCGTATGGAGTTTATCCCGTAGAATTCCTCAGAGAACACAGAGAGATAATATCTAGTGGCCACAGTGTTGCATTAACTCACAAAGGTGATTCAGTTAGAAAGAACAAGTATTTGGGGTTTACTTTTAGCAACGATGATCTGATCTTGCTCCGGAGGGTTTTACGGGAAAAAGCAACAGGGCTCTATGCTCCCGCTCAAGGTGGTGATTATCCGCGACAAAAATTGCCCCTGAATGAGAGATATTCTGCTAGGTTCTTTAGTCTGGAGGAAGTTTTTGAGCCGTTAAATTTTGAAAGTTCATGTTTAATAGACGTCGAATGGTATCACGGAATTGATAATTGGGATAGATATTGTCAATTCTTGGCCTCCGAAGAATCCAAAGAGATCAAACGGCCATCAAAGAATATATTGAGTTATCGTGAATTTAATAAGATCGGTGAAGAAGATTAAAAAAATCTTGACATCTCATTAATATTGTGTTAGTCTAAGACTATAAAATAATTGGAGAATTAACTTGTCTAAAAAGATACCCTTTGCAGGGTTACACGCACATAGTGGCCTCAGTCTTAATGATGGCCTGGGATATCCACAAGATCACATCGATTTTGCCCTTCACAACGGCTCAGATGCTCTTGCACTGACCGATCATGGTCACATGAATGGTCTACCCTACCAAGTGCTTCATGCGAGGAAGCTGAAAGCAAATGGAGAGAATTTCAAGCCTATTTTTGGCGTTGAGGCATATTTCTTGCCTTCGCTAGATCTGTGGCGAGAGGAATATGAAAAGGCAAAAAATGAAAAAAATATAAAAAAAGATGACATCTCTCTAAGTATCGAGGATGAAAAGGCTTCCAAACAAAAGATGACCAATATCCTCAAGAAGAGGAACCATTTAATTTTGTTAGCACAGAACCAAACGGGTTTGAACAACATATTTAAACTCATATCGGAGAGCTACAAAGATGAAAACTTTTATAGGTATCCTCGTATTGATTATAATCTTCTTTCGGATCATAACTCTGGAATTATTGCTTCCTCTGCTTGTTTGGGCGGTGTTTACGCTGGTGATTATTGGGACAACCGTGACAGCGGTAAATTGGCTGGGGACGCTGTTTTAAATGCAATGCGGGAAACCACCCGCCGCATGAAGACTATTTTTGGAGACCGCTGGTATGGGGAACTACAATGGAACAATATTCCGGAGCAACACGAACTTAATAAATATATCATTCAAGTTTGTCGTGAGTTTGATGTTAAGCTTATCTCTACTGCTGATAGTCATTATCCAAATCCTGATGCTTGGAAAGATCGCGAACTATACAAGCGAATCGGATGGCTTGGGAAAGGCGGGTTACCAGAATATATGTCCGCAGAACTACCCTCCGGAGTAGAAGAGATAGGATATGAATTATATCCAAAAAATGGCGAACAGATGTGGGAGTCTTATCAAAATTACTCAGAGTTACTAAAAACAAATTATGATGACGATCTTGTGATGGAATCGATCAAAAGAACTGATTATATTGCAAACGACCTCATTGAAAACTTTATGCCTGACAATGAAGTACGGCTACCTAAGTTTGTGGTACCTGCCGGGAAAACCGACATTCAGGCCCTGACTGAAAACTGCCTCGCAGGCCTGAAAGAAAAACAGTTACAAGACAAATCAGAGTATGTTGATCGTTTAAAAGAAGAGCTAAACGTCATCAAGGACAGGGGCTTCGCTAAATACTTTTTAACTATGGAAGCCATCGCTCATAAAGCCACATCTATACAGTTGGCTGGCCCGGGCCGCGGCTCTGCAGCAGGGTCTCTGGTTGCTTATGTGTTGGACATAACACAGATCGATCCAATTAAATATGGTTTATTGTTCTCTCGTTTTCTACGCAAAGATGCTGTAGATTATCCAGACATCGACTATGACGTTTCGGACCCAATGCAACTTAAAGAAATGCTCATCGATGAATGGGGCAGCTCCACTGTTGTACCTATTTCAAACTACAACACTCTTCAGCTTAGGTCTTTAGTCAAGGATATTTCAAAATTTTATGATATTCCTTTTACTGAGGTCAATGTTGTCACAGGCAGAATGATATCTGAGGCGACGCCGATTGCAAAGCAAAAACACGGAATCAAGGCTGGTGTATATGTGCCGACTTTCGAGGAAGTGATGGAATATTCCGACAGCTTAAAGAAATTTCTGGAGAAATACCCTCATGTTAAAACACACATTGTGGCTTTGTTAGGTCAGGTACGCTCTGTGTCTAGGCATGCAGGTGGTGTCGTTATTGGAGAAGACCTGGACAAATGGATGCCTCTCGTCAACAGTGGCGGAGTTCGGCAAACCCCGTGGTCAGAGGGACAGAACGTGAGACACTTAGAACCTTTGGGTTTCATCAAGTTTGATGTTTTAGGATTAGCTTCGCTTCGCATGATCGAGGGTGCAATTAAACATATCCTGAAGCGTCACCACAACAATCTTGATCCGAGCTTCGAAGACGTAAAGAAATTTTACGATGAGAAATTACATCCCGATGTTCTTAATTTGGAGGATCAAAGCGTATATAAAAACATTTTCCATAAAGGCAAATGGGCAGGGGTTTTTCAGTTCACAGAGAAAGGAGCCCAGAAATTCTGCGCCCGGGCCAAACCAAAGAATATAATTGATATCTCTGCTATCACTTCAATTTACCGCCCTGGCCCGCTTAGTGCCAATGTGGATAAGATGTTTGTGTCGGCAAAAAAGAACCCTCGCGATGTAGAATATGTTAATAAGCTTGTCAAAGAGGTTACAAAAGAAACTTACGGGTTTTTGATCTTCCAGGAACAGATCGCTTTACTGGCTCACAAACTTGGTAAAGGAATTTCTTTGGATGAGGGTAACGAGCTTAGAAAACTATTAACTAAAAAAGGTACAGGAGACCATGAAAAGAAAAAGCTTAAAATCTATAACAAATTTGTCGACGGTTGTGTCTCTAAAGGATTATCGAGAGAACAATCCGGAGAGCTTTGGCAAAAATTCGAATACTTCTCAGGGTATGGTTTTAATAAGTCCCACGCTGTTAGCTACAGCATTCTTAGCTATCAGTGTGCCTATCTTCTTAATTACTATCCCTCTGAGTGGGTTGCAGCGTTTCTCGACAAGGAACCAGAGTCCAGAAAAGAACGTGCCATCAACACCGCAAAATCAATGGGTTTTAAAATAGAACCTTTGAACATCAACACTTCAGGCGAGGTTTGGGAAATCTCCGGCGATGGCAAGACATTAGTTCAACCTCTGACCTCTATAAAGGGGCTTGGAGAAAAAGCCATTGAACAAATATTAGAACATAGACCGTTCAACACAATCGATGAGTTACTGTTTAACGAAGAGATTGTATATGGAAAGTTAAATAAGAAGGCTCTCGATGTGCTTTGCCGATCCGGAGCCTTGGACAAGCTGATAGATGAAAGGTTCAGCGGCATGAAACATCTCTGGTCCGCAGCAATCGCTGATCGTCCAAAAAATGCCAAGAAATTTGTCGAGAATATAGAGTTATATCGAGATGAGGGCGAGTTTACAAGAGAAGAAAAAGTTGTTTATTTGTCTGACTTGACCGGCATCTTCCCAATGGACCTTGTGCTGAAAGAATCTACGAGAGCCAAGTTGAAAGAAATGTTCGTACCACCGATCTCAGAATATGATCCAGATCTTCAATTGATGTGGTTTGTACCAAGAGAGATCAACAAGAGGAAAACCAAAAACGGACACGATTATTGGGTGGTGAATGTTATTGATTCGAACAACGTAGTAACACATATTAAGTGTTGGGGTGTCCGAGACAGAGACAAAGTTTTACTCAACAGGCCTTATATGGCCAAATTAGAATACGATGAGCAGTGGGGTTTTTCCACACGCTCCATTAGACACAATTTTAAATTAATAGGATAGGAGAAAAAATGCAATTAGAAATTTATAAAGTTAGACCCGAGGCAAAACTACCAGTTAGGGCCCATACATTAGATGCAGGTATGGATTTATTTTATTGCCCAGACCCAGCAAAGACCTCAGAATGTTTTTGGGAACCAGAGGGTGAATATAGAATACCCCCACGCGAATCTTGTTTAGTCCCCACCGGTTTGAAAATTGATGTGCCAATGGGGTACATGTTAGAAATTAAAAATAAATCTGGAATCGCGCACAAGCAAAAACTTGTTGTTGGTGCTTGTGTTGTTGATACTGGGTACACCGGCGAAATCTATGTTAACCTGCATAACCTTGGTGGCCACACAAAAACCATCGAACCAGGTCAAAAAATCGCACAGGCCGTTCTCATTCCCATATCTATTTGTGGGGTTAGGGAAACAACCGTCGACCCCGCTGAGAAAAGTACGGATAGAGGCTCAGGCGGTTTCGGGTCTACTGGTTTATTGTGAGGATGTTATGACAAAATTAGAAAGAAAGATAAGAAGAAAACAAGCTAAGAAAAAGAAAAAACAAGCCGAGAAAGAATTGGTTCAAAAGACCGCCTTATTTAGTAAAATATCAGATGAGTGCCTTGTTTGTTCTAAACCATTTGACAAAAAGGATAAAGAAATGGTACAATCATGGTATGTTATCGTTAGGACAGAAAACAAAAAGGTCAATTTATATTGCCCCGAGTGTTGGACCAAAGCTAACGGCATAATTCAACAACTACAAGAGGAGATAAATGATAATTAATTCAGACGGCCGCATCCTAGGAAATTTTGAAAGGACAGTCAGTTTTGATGATGTTCTGCTGGTGCCAAACTATTCTGATATACAGAGCAGATCAGAAGTGGACATCGGGAATAACTTAGGTTCATATAACTATAAAATTCCAATAATTTCAAGCCCCATGGATACTGTTACAGAAGAAAGCATGTCCCGGGCGATGTCACAAGCCGGCGGCCTGGGAATAATCCACAGATATAATGATATTGATGATCAACAAAAAATAATTGAATCAATGTATGGCGAGGTTGATGACGGTAATTTGGCCGTCGCCATTGGTATCACAGGAGACTATCTAAGGCGCGCCAAAGCAGCCGTAGCCAGTGGCGCCAAAATATTGTGTGTTGATGTTGCTCATGGCCATCATATATTGATGAAACGCGCCCTTAAAGCTTTAAGATCTGATCTTGGGGAGAATGTACATATCATGGCCGGCAATGTTGCCACCCTTGAGGCCTTCAACGATTTGGCAGATTGGGGAGCAGACAGTGTGAAGGTAGGCATCGGCGGTGGCTCTATATGTTCAACCAGAATTCAAACTGGTCATGGCATGCCCACCTTACAATCCGTAATTGAGTGCGCAAAGAGCGACCGCAATGCAAAGTTGATTGCCGATGGCGGTATAAAGACAAGCGGAGATATTGTAAAGGCTCTAGCTTCCGGTGCAGATTTTGTGATGCTTGGTTCTCTTCTAGGTGGCACAGATGAGAGTCCCGGAGATATATACACTGCCTTGGACGGTAAAAAATACAAAGCGTATAGGGGCATGGCCAGCCGTGAAGCCCAAATAGATTGGAGGGGTAATGTGGGTTCTCTTGAAGGCATTGCCACAACCGTGCCGTACAAAGGCTCAGTGACCAAGATATTAAATGATTTGACACGAGGAATTAGATCCGGATTTTCCTATTCCGGAGCACGCAGCATGAAAGAGTTTCATGCAAAGGCCAGGTTCATTGAACAATCATCTGCGTCTCAAATTGAAAGCTCAACTCACATTTTGAGGAGAAACAATGGCTGAGATCGACGAGATAGGGGACGTCAAAAGAATCATCTTTGAGGACACGGATAAAAGACATGCTGACTTAAAAATTCGCTTACACTATGATGAGATAAAACAAGGAGAATTTTTTAGATTGATGTTGACTGGTTATATCAACCAGGATGAAAGGTTAATGAATTATGTCGAAGAGTATAAAGAATTAAAGAAAATTCAAAGCAAAAGAAAAATTACAGATTCCCGCCGACTTCGTAAAAAGGCCCAGGAAATTGGAAATAAATTCGCTTTGAATTCCGAGGAGGTTGAAGATATATTTGATTTAATTGAAAAGGAGAATCAAGATTTATGAGTGATAAAAACAAAAATAAGTTGAGAGAATGTTGCGACCTTTGTATTAAAAAAGAGGTTTCTTGTCCAGTGATGGATTGTAAACACTGGATTAAATATAAAGAAGATTTAAATTGTGCGCTGATAGCGGTGGACAATCATGGATCGATGACATTACGAGAAATAGCCGACAGATTGCATTTAAGTTTTGTTAGAGTTAAACAAATACAGGACAAAGCAGTACAGAAATTATCGGCCAACAAATCAAATGATGATTTTGATTTAAAGCTATTCGAAGACTATATAAAAGAGGGTAACAACTTTTTAAGCGAAGACTCTAAAAACAAAGAGCTTTTTGAGGATTAGCGTACTATTTATGTATAGAATCTGTTCGACCAAACCTAAAAACCAGGAGAAAAATTATGGCAGAAGACAAAAACTTACTTACCGAGAACCAGATGGGACGCTGGGCAAAACTTGCAAATATCAAATCGTCCATGCAGTCTGGGATGCTCACAGAGGGCAAAGCCCCTGTCAAAGAAGAAGAGGCAAGTGACCCCAAAACCGAGAAAGAGCTAAAAAACGAATCAGTCGTTGAAGAAGAGACTGTCACAGAAGATCTTGAAGACCTTGAGGGCCTCGGTGACGAAGGGGAAGATGAAATGCTTGATGATCTTGGTGATGAGGCGCCTGAAGAGGATATGCCCGTCGATGAAGGCACCGTCGAGGAGTTGGTTTCGGCAATTGCCGGCGCAATTCAAGATGTAACTGGTGTTGAAGTGAATGTCGAAGGTGACGCCGGCGAAGAGGATCTTGGTGACCTTGAAGGCGATGATTTTGAGCCTGCAGGCGAAGAAGAGGATCTTGGCGACGACGACGAGCTTATGGAAGGCGACGATGTTGAGCACACCGGCAATGTCCAGGACTACACGCAAACAGATGCGACGGTAATCACCAAGGGTAAGCCAACGACAGGCGGATCCGCCGCAGGTCTTAAGGCCGGCCCGAAAGCTTCTGAGTATGCCGGCAAAGAGACTACGATTTCGGCCAAAACCCCGCGAGTCGCGGGAAAGAAACCACCGGTAAAAGAGGCTCTCGTACAAGAGCAGGTTCTAGCTGTTAGAAATTATATTATCTCGGAAGTTGCGAACAGAGTTCGCGCAAGAGCACAACATGAGACACAGAAGCAACAGCTTGCTGAGTCTCTTGCTGATAAGATCTTCGCGAAACTTCGCAACAAGAAGGGTTAAAAGCCCGTGCACGACGAGGGCCCTGCCAGATGTCTGCCATGTCTCTCAAAGATGTCTATTGTCTCAAAAAGCGCGCCGCACTAGGAGCGCTGATCGAGATCAAAATCCCTGGTTTTAGGGTTGTCAAAAAGGACAAGAGTTTTTTTATGAAGCTTTTGTCCTTTTTTTTATTTTTTAATAGAGGATTTATGACACAATACGTCACCACAATTTATCCGAAAGTATACGTCCCAAGTTGGTGGGGCAAAGAAACCAAAAACAAAAGTTTAGAAATAGAAATTTTGGCTCATGAATATATACATTTACATGACAGGCAAAGGTTGGGAGTTATATTTAATATAATATACCTTTCTCCTCAGATATTTTCATTGTTGGCCATCGGGGCAATATGGAACAGTTGGTTTTTACTAGCCCTTTTATTTCTTTTGCCCTGGCCCAGCCCAGGCCGAGCATGGCTTGAATTCCGCGGCTATAAGACGAGTTTGTTGATGAAATACTGGATATTATCTAGTCTTAGCCCAGGCAAAGAAAGGATCATTTGGCACTATATTAATAACGAAGCACTGGAGTGGACCTTGGACCAGTTTACCGGATCCAATTATTATTTTATGTTTCCGTTTAGATCGTTTTTAAGAAAACGCTTTATTAATGAGCTAAAGTATGCTACAATGGACGATGATAACTTAACCGATGAATTAAAACAACTAAAAGAAGTAGCACTGAGGTAATATGTTAGAAGAATACAATGAAGCTTTATGGTTTTTCGCCGGCGTTTTCACTTACAGAGTTTTAGTAACTTTATTAAACTATGGCCACATGGCTGAATTCGTCAAATCAGTTAATGAACAGATGCTAAGAATGTTGGGCTCCATGGCTGCAGATATTGCTTTTGCGAGACACTTGAAATATACTTATTTAAAAGAAACGGGAGCCACCGACGATCAGGTGGAAACAGCGAAAGAAATTGATGAGAGATCATTTATGATTTGGCGAACAATGTGCATAGCAAACATGCACCTGCACTGCCCAAAGGTTTACAAAAACACTATAAAGTTTTCTGACTGGAAAGGTGCAATGGAAGAGCTAGAAAAAATTTACAAAAAGGAATTGTCAGCAAAAAAACGCTGATTTTAAAAGGAATAAATTGAAAAAAAATAAAACATTTTCTAATAAAGAAGAAGAGAGCCCACAACCCGAAGAAGGCTCACAGATATTATTGTTCGATCCATCATATGCCCAGCCCGCCGAGGATACAGCAGCAAAAATGAGGACCATAAGTCTGTACGGAGAAGTCGATGAGGAACGTGCTTCCGATGTGATTTACTCCATTTTATATCTTAGTTCTGTTGGATATCCTGCAGACCAAGAGGAAGTAGAAGAGGAACCACCAACCCCGGAAATGATTTATGATCCAATAAAATTTTTGATATCGACTTATGGAGGATCCGCCGCAGAGATGTTTGCAATTTATGATACAATGCGCCAAGTCAGAGGTGAGTGCGAAATTCACACTCATGGTCTGGGTAAGGTTATGTCAGCCGGCGTATTGTTACTAGCAGCCGGATCAAAGGGCAACAGAAAAATCGGTAAGAATTGCAGAGTGATGATACATTCAGTTGCCGGCGCCAGTTATGGTTCATTACACAACCTAGAAAACGAAATGGATGAGATCAAATGGCTTCAGGAACAGCATATTAAATGTCTTATTGAAGAAACAAACATGACCAGAAAACAAATTAAAAAAATGCTGGCAAAAAGAATGAATGTTTATTTAACTGCAGAGGAAGCTGTCAAATTAGGTATTGCCGATGAGATAGTATAAAACTAATTAATATTATGAAACTAGAAGAAAACATTGAGAAATTTTTTAAGAACGCCCACGCAAAACCCACTACAGATTTGAACTTATATAATCTTGTATTAGAAGAGCTTCAAAAATACGAGCAAATCCTGGTTGCAGAGCGCGAACCTACGGGGGAGGATGTTTCTATCAACTTGGCTTGGGACGGAATTCCTTTTCTCTCCGCAGACGAAATCGGCTGGGGTGGTGGAGCAGCCAAAGGTCAGAACGCAACTGACTCCAGAAAACAAATCGAACGCTTTTTGAGCCAGGTAGGCGCCCAAAGATATGATATCAAGTCCAAATTAAAATACCTTGAGGCCTTCTTTTCAAAATCAGAGGCCACCGGCGCTGCACGACAAAATTTAAAAGCCGCCGGCGTAAACCTGGATGACCCTAGGCAGACAATCGCGAAGATTCTAAGTTATTTGACGTTTTATAAAACACTAACAATGATTCTTCAGAATTTTAACGCTGCATCAGCAGGTTTTACATTTGAATCCTTTGTGGCCGTGTTGCTTGGTGGCAAACAGGTGCCAACAGGAAACCAGACCATTGCTGACTTGACAGCAAAATCTGGCCGGCCAATTAGTTTAAAACTCCTCACGGAGAAGGGTGCTTCTGTTGAAGGTTCTCTTCGTGATCTGGTTAATGATTTCGCCGGCCGAGGCTCAAAGCCTGTTGATAAGATGCGTTACATTGTTGTCTTGAAAAATTTGCAAGGCGATGGACCTGACCTTGAGGGCGTAATCAAATTTTATCAGTTTGATTTCACAATTGATACAATCTTACACTATTTGACGATTCCGACGGGCGAACAAGAAGACAACCTAAGACTTCCAGTTTCTGTTATTCAGGGCCAAGAAGAAGAAGAGATTCCTGCAGCCAGGAAGTATGAAGAGTTTTGGGCAGAGAATTTCGATGAAGCCTTGGAGCAAACAAAACAAACAGTCGACCCACCCGAAGAAGGCTGGCCCGAACAAACCAGAGATGTGGTGCTTAGTGGTTTTGATG